ATTAAAATCATTGGCAGCAAAAAGTAGATGATCTTTAATGAACTTCTCTGTCTTATTTCTAGACCTGCCCATTGTAGCGGCGTTAAGAGCATCTTCAATAAGATTGATTGGTTGACCAATGAATCCAGCGACTAGCGCACGACCTGGAGAAATTTGGCGAGCCTTTTCCCAAGACTGACGAACTGCATCTGCGTTAAAGTTACCCTTGTATAAAGGGTTGTTTTCATCTCTTAGTTGTAAACCAAAAGTAACTGCTTGCGCTGATAGGTTGTAAGCCTTCTCCATACCAGCAAATAGTTTGCCCCAAAAGCCAGGACCCTTTTCAGTTTCTTTAACTTGTTGTTGGCGATAAAACATATCCTGCGCTTGAGCGCGATCTTGTGGAGGCAACGAGCGACCGAAGTCAGCAGGTGCTGCTAAGGAAACCGGCTTGCGAGCATCGCTATTGTATGCGGAATTGAACGCACCCATTGTGTCGAATGCAGATGGATTCTTAGACTTAAACTTGTCAGAATAAATCCTCTGCGCGATTTCTCTATCACTCATAGAAGATTGGCCCTGATTTGCCTAACGTAGTTACGAAACGCCTGAGACGAATCTGGTGATGCTGCTAAAACTTCTAATGCTGGAAGATAAGAAACCATACGAGCCTTATCTTCTTCTGTATCAATGTTGTTGTTAATACCTAAAACTTCTGGACCAGCACCTGGTCCCATAGGGATACCAGTTGTAATTGGCTCATCTGGACGTTGTGACGGTGCATAAAGTGGAGTAACTGGAGCCTGCTCTGCAGCGGCGCGAACATCGCTTGCTCTAGCGCCACGAACATCTGGGGTCTTAGCAAGTGGAGCGCCTGACTTAATAGCAGCAGTCTCAACACCTTCACCGTATGCAATAGAACCCATATTCATATCAGTTCTTTTGGAGAACTTGCCTGGACCGGCTGCACCTGCGAGTGGTCCTCTAGCCATTGTTGTCCTCCATCGTTTCTAAATCTACTGTAAATTGTTCCCAAGCCTGATTTACTTGGTTCTTTCTGATTGCGTTATATGTCGCTAAATCTAAAACTTCTTCTGCAAATACGTGAACTGCACTCATAATGTTATGAAATAAACCTGCAAACAAAACAAATATATCGGCGAGACGGACAGAGCGCGGTATGTAATCTGGTTTCTTATCCACGCTCTATCCTCTCGTTAAGTTTTAACCTAAGCCTTCTTGCCTTTGCGAGCCTTTCCAGCATCGACTTTGCCTCCTGGCTTCTTCATATCCTTCTTGCCCTCAACTGGCTTTGCCATTGGAGCCTTTGCGCGACCACCTTTTTTCATTTATCCACCTCCTAGCCTGCAATTTGTGCAAGTAGACTTGCGATGTCGGGACGAGCGCCAGCAGCAGGGGCCGCACCAGCCATCATTTCTGGAGTTGGCTGCGAGGCAGGGGCTGGGGCCATACCTGCCGCTGGAACTTCTTCGCCCATCATCGGAACTTCTGGTTGTGGCTCTGGCTCTGGGGCGAATACTTCTTCTACAATCGTTTCGAGTTGCTTACCCTTTTGTCTACCCTTAATGACTTCAGCAATTCTTGAAACAATGAGAGAAGGATCTTGCCCCTGTGCTGCCATCGAGGGGATAGCCTGAGCATACTGAGCAACAGCAACACGAAGAGAATCACGCATCTCTTCAATGTCAACACGTTGTTCTTCTTGTGTAACATTTAACTCCATTGGGATTTCACGACGTACATAATCACGAGAAACAAGTTTGTCAGAACGCATCTGTAGCAAAGCGATGATTGCACGGTTAGGATCCATACCGGACATAATTCCGTAGCGAACATCTACTCCATACTCACCAGCAATCTGCTTGCTTGGTACGTACTTCATATTAAACGGCGTACCATCATCAACGCCCTTGATTTCCTTGGTCATATTGCCAAAGATCTTCTCATCTACCTCAAAGCAGAGAGATACAAGTTCGGTAAATAGACGAGCAAACTGTGCTTGTGCTGCACGAATCTGAGTATCAAAGCCAGCCTGTAGCGCTTGTACACCGCGACCGGTGATAATGGAAGCATCTAGGTTTCCGCTTCTAGTCTCTGGATAACGAGCGCCGAGTCTTAACTCTCGCTCAAGTACACCAGATTCAGCGAATACTCCAGGAGGAAGTTCTAGCGGCACACGGCGAATGCCTTGTGGGTTAGCAGAGCGCATAATCGAATCAGGACCGAGCGCGAGTTCTTGCACATCTTGAGGAATGGCAATAGGTGCCTGTATGGATTTCTCTGCTGCTTGTATTTGCAGAACTGCAAATCGGGCGCGAGCCAACTGCACCGCTAGAACATCATCAAACTGACCACGTGCTTCACCGTCAAGAGAGGAACGGACAGCAACACGTGCTAGACACTTACCAATAGCATTAGGCAAGTTAGATAGAACTAAGTTATTACGATCAGGAACATAGATCATATCCTGGTCTTTGTCGTGATAACGGACCATTGTGATATAAGGAGAACCTGTAGCGTATTGAGACTTTGCAACAATCTGGTTATAGAACTCTGGATACTGCATAGCAAGAGTTTCTGCATCGGTATTTACTACCTGAGTAATTGAGATACAACGACCGAATCTATCAATCTCTGGGTAGACGCCAAATGGATTAAGCAAACGAATGCGAGGATTGTTTGTCTCATAATCCATCTCAACGATAGATGGCAACATACCGTAGGTGTTGAACCAGTCAGCGCCCTGATACATCTGAATTTGTAGTTCAGACATTGAAACAAAGTAGTTAGCGATTCTAGTTCTAGTATCTGCAGCCTTACGAGCAGAGTCTGAAACCATATTGGTAGCAGCGCAGTTAAACGATGGCAGTGGTGCCATTGCTTCTGCTAAGTCACGCGCTGCAACATCGATGAAGTTAGCAACAAGTGGCTTTGGATACTCCTCAGAGAACATCGCTGGGTATACCTTGGAGATATCTCCTTGGCGCACCGAAAGCACGTCACGCATACGCTGATCGCGGGCAGCGTACTTAGACTGCATACGCGCTACCTTTGCGATAACCTCTTTGGTAGTTAACATTTTACCTACTTCTTCTTAATCTTTCTTGGTGGGTTCTTCTTGGTTGGTTTTGTATAACCCATACCTGGCAGGATTACATCGTAATCTGGTGGAATCTTTTTTCTGCCCTTGATTGGAACTTTCTTGCCTTCCATAATTGCTTTATCTAAAGCATTCATTTTCTTTTTTGGCATTACTTATTCTTTCCAGTTCCACGTAACGCTCTATTTAATTTTGCTGCTTCGGCTTTTTTCTTTGCTTGCTTATCTACAAATGCGGCACGTGTAGCAGTACGTCCAGTTTCAGTAGCGCGTTGTTTTTGCATCATTTGCGCAGCCTTGTATTCGGCTTTAGTAGGGTTACTTAAATTTCTTCTTAGTAATCCAGTAACTGCATTTTTTGCTTTACCGCGAGAAAGGTCTTTTGCCACACCTTTCATAACATCTTCTGCTTTATTACCTCTAGCATAACGCGCCGCTTTGGTTGCCTTGCCTTCCACTTTTCTTACTGACTGACGTTTAACCTTCGCCATTAGATGAACTGCCTCTCTTGTTCTTGTAATAGTTGATCTATATTTACAACCATTCTCTTGCCTCGCTCGTAACGAGACAAAAACGGATTTCTTAGATGATGTTGTTGGTGAATTCCATTGTTAAGCCACTCTCTTGCTTTGATCTCACAGAACCAAAGTGCCATCACCATATCTGTCTTACCCTTAGTCGTGGGTGACCAAGTGATAAGTTGTTCTATTAAAGCCTTGATGTTTTCTGTTTGGTCCGACGGTAGATGGATGAGATTATCTCTATGGTGCTTGCCGTCCTGCTGTTTAGTACCAAATAGCGTTGACATCGAAGCAACACCGAATCCTGCATCCCACTTGTTGTTTCCGGTGTGATGCTCTCTAAGGACTGTTCCTTTGGATGCAAGGAATTGTCTGATTCCTTCATCTTGCGTTAAGAACGATTGGAAAGCATTTCGCTCTACAATCCATTCCGCTGGTGTGTATAGGTTGGTCCAATCAATGATGAGTTGTCTAATCTGAGCAGGTGTCGGACGCGTAATCTTCGTAGCATCGACGATATATCTCTTATGAGTAACGCGATCAATAGCATAACAGACAGCGGCAGTGTCACCGACCATTGCAGGATCGAGGCCACAGACAAAAGAAAAGCCATTAAGGTCACGAGGGTGTCCTGGGTGTCCAGGGACCAAGCGGCCCGAGCGCCGCATCGCGTCAATGCTACCTTTAACGCAAACTG